AGGCGCGCGCGTTCGCAGATGAACCGGACGCCGCCAAGATGCACTACCCGGCGACGGCCAACAAGATGATCGTCCCATCGGAGAGCAACAAATGATCGAGTACAAAAGCGCGGGTTTCGCGGGCCTGGCCAATGAGGGCGGCGGCGATGGCTGGACGATCAGCGGCCTGGCCAGCACGCACGATGTAGACTTGCAGAATGATGTGATCCCGTTTGGCGCGTACACGCAAAGCCTGCACGAGAGACCGACCGTCCCTTTGTTGTGGGGACACGAGGACAAGCAACTGCCAATCGGCAGAACAATCGCGATGCGCGAAACGAGCGCGGGCCTGTTTTTCAAGGCGCGCTTGTCCGATACGCGACAGGGCCGCGACGTGCGCACGCTCTTGGGTGATTCGGTGCTGTCAGGGATCAGCATCGGCTACACTGCCCCGAAAACGAGCGACGTAACCATTGGCGGGCAGCGGGTACGATCCCTGGACCAGATAGACTTGTATGAGCTGAGTGTCGTTACCTGGCCTGCGCAACCTGGGGCGCGGGCAACCCTGGACGCCGCCAAGACTGCAAGGGCGCGGCGGGCGATGGCGATTGCACGCTATGAGTATCACAAGTCTCGTGGGTACGTTCCCCCGTGGGTAGACCGGCAGTATACCCAAGCGATGAAAAACGAATGGCTGGCAGAGATCGCCCGCGCGCGGCAACTTGCAGAGGTTGAGGCGGCGCTTGCTGAGCTGCGCGCAATGTAGAGTTCCCATAGCACTCGGGCGGGCCGTGGGCGGGTGCTTCCTCCGGCGGCCTACGCGCGGTCCGCCCGTTAGGGTTTCCCGGTGCCAAACGTCGTAACATTAAACGTGATACCCGAGGGAAGTGCACCCCACACGGGCGAGGGGATAGGTTCATTCTTGCCTGTAGCAAGAATGAAATCGAGTGCACCCCACACGGGCGAGGGGCGTGTAGAGGGAATGTAGAATGTCCAAGTACGCAGTCTACAAAGGCACAGAGCGGCGCATCGCTCGACGGCTGGGCGGCCAACGGCACGGGCACTTGGGCGGCGCGGACGTGGTGTCCGACTGGCTGAGCGTCGAGGTCAAGCACCGAAAGACGATCCCGGCGTGGATCAAAGATGCGATGGATCAAGCCAAGGCAAACGCCGATCCCGGCAAGCTGGCCTTGGTGGTCCTCCACGAGCACGGCGCGCGCTCCGATGGCGACTTGGTGATCCTGACCCTGGGCGACTTTCGCGACTGGTTTGGCGACGAACCTTAAAAACTGAGACCGGCACGGCCAAAGTGGGGGTTGACTTTCGCTCAAAGTGTGGTATACTAGACATACAGACATACGCTTGACTAGGAGATGCCCGAATGACCAAGCGCGAGCGGACGACAATAAACCTACCGGACGACCTGAAGCGTCAAGCGCGCTCGAAGGCTATTCTTGAGGACAAGAACTTGTCCGAGGTGGTGCGCGCGCTCCTGGCGGCGTGGGTAGAGGGCAAGATCGAACTGCCCAAAGAACAAAGGGACACATAGTCCCCACAAAGAAGCGGGCGTGCCGGTGCTATCAACACCAAACACGCCCTGACCGTCCCGCTGATCTGGCAGCGGTAGGCTTACCGTCGATTTTACCATAAATCGGCGCGCATCGCAAGAGCGGCCTATCCTCTCACCCTTCAGCGGGTGAATCGAGAGGATGGGCCGCTTTTCGTTTTCAGGAGGTGGGCGAATGGTACGAAAGATCAAGTTGACCGGGAACACGCCAAGGCAAGAGCTGATCGCGCACGCGTCAACCAAGCTGCGTGCTGGCCGGGCGTCCGATGCGCATTGGGCGCTTGAGATGTGCGTAGACGGTGCGCTCCCTGGGACCATCGGCGGCGCGATGCTGGCCTATTATGTGTCTATCAGCGGGTATGCTTTGGAGCGACTGATCCGGGCCGTGGAAAGAAAAGCAGGGAGGATACAATGAGGATCAAAGAGAGTGACTTTTACCTTGACCGACCGTCCGCGCTGGGCTGGCGCGGGCTGAGCTTGCTTGTGCCGGCGTGCGCGTCCGCGCTGGGCTTTTTCGCGTTCAGTGTGCTGGCGTTCGGTTTCGCTGAACTGGACACACTGCCGGACACGTTCAGAACCGGACTTGTACTCGTGGGCGCGTTCTCTCTGGCCTTTGGTGGTGAGATCGGTACACTGTCGGCGGTTGTAGAGATTTTCCGCAAAGATGGACAGTGTAAAGCCTGGGACTGGGCCGGACTCGTGGTCTCTGTACTGTCCACATTGTCGGCGTTCGTGTTGGCGTTCGCTGCGCTCTTGGGTGTACGGGCGACCTGGGCACCGGCGGTGCAGATGTACGGACCAATCGTGCTGGGTGTACTCTCTGCGCTGGATGCGTACAGCGGCTTTATGGAGTTTGGCTTGTACCTGAACACGCACGATCAGCGGGTGGAAACCTGGCGCGTCCAGTTTGAGACGTTCAAGGAGCGCGAGTTTGCACTCGCCCGGACTCGCCCGGTGTCAAGTACAGAGGGAAAGGGCCGGTTTCCTGCTCCGATTGAACAGGCGCAAGCTGCCAAGGCTGAGCAGGACGCAAGCACCAAGCAGGCGCGGCTTGACAAGATGCTGGACATCTACAGCCAAGACCCGGACGCGAGCGCGTCCAGTGTGGCCGGTCAGGTGGGCGTCTCTCGAACGACGGTATACAGCTATCTGTCCGAGTTGGAACAGAACGAACAGATCAGGCGCAACGGTGACGGCGTCGAGGTTCTAGCGCACGTGTAAAGCGTACAGCCAAGCTGTACAGGTAGGTAAGCAAGATGGCAGATATAAACACGAGCGATGATAGTTACTCACTCAATATGGAGACGGCAAGCCGGACGCGGGCCGGGCGCATCTTGCACGCTGCCGGACTCGTGGATCGGGTGTTCGTCAAGCAAGACGGGCCGTGGCAGGGGATCGCGGTAACGGCGGTGTTTCTGATCTTGATGACCGGCATCTTTACCGGCATCTTCACCAAGGACAGCGGGTTTGCTGCGTGGACTGTACGCATGCTCAAATTTGCCATAGCCGGCGGCGGCGTGGTGGGTATCGTCGTGGGTGTGCGCGCGTTTTGGGACTCGGTATACGCCCGATGGCTTGACCACATCGAGAACGCGATAGGGGTAGAGCGGGCGCGCGTGGACCTGGAAGCGCACAGGATGCGCTCCAAGATCACGATCCTCCGACCGGACGAATGGGGCAGGCGCGGCGTCTCGTTTGACGGCGCGGTGTACAGAGACTTGGACACCAAAGCGGCGTTTTCCCAAGACATCAACCTGGCGCTCTTGCCGGTTATGGAGCAGATGCACGCGCTCTTGGAAGGACAACGGGCGCTTGCGCGGGCGATCCCGCCGTCCAGTTACCACAACGAACAGGTCAGCGGTGATCAGCTTTTGCCGGACGGACAAGAGGTCGCGGACCGGGAATCGCGCACTTTGCGCACTCACGTCACACTCGCAGAGCTGCAGCGGACCTATGGACGCTCCAACTATCACAGAATGCTGATCGGTGAAACGGTGAACGAACGCGGCGACTATGCGCCAGTGTGGGCCGATATGACGGACGCGGTGCACTTGCTGATCAGCGGCGCAACCCGGTGGGGAAAGTCAACCTTTTTGGAATCGCTGGCAAAGCAGCTTGCCGTCTCGGGTGACGCCGATCTGTGCTTTGTGGACATCGGCGTCAATACCTTTGGTGTGCTGGCTGACTATGCGCTGTACCCCATCGCAGAGACGCCGGGACTCGTGGTCGCGCTCTTTCAGCAGCTATGTCAAGAGATGGAACGGCGACGGCAGGCAATGAGCCAGTATCCACAAGTCAAGAACCTTGAACAGTACAACCGGGCATCCGGTGACGACCTGCGTCCTATCGTGTGCTTTGTGGATGAAGCATCGGTGCTCTTTGACCGTTCTGGCGATGCGCGCGATCTGGCAACCGACCTGACCCGGATGGGGCGCAAGTACGGGATCGGGTGCGCGCTGGGCGGCACGGACTTTCGAGCGGAGACCTTGCCGACGTCCGCACGCGGGAATTGTGGCGCGCGGTTCGCGTTCCACTTTGACGAACCTGGGTTGTCACGTTCCATCATTCGCAGTACAGCAGCGGTGAACCTGCGCTATCCGGGCCGGGCGCTTGCGCTCTTGCCTGGACAACCGATGATCGAGGTTCAATGTCCCATCGTGGAGCGATGGGACGATCTGCCCAAAGCGCGCGGACAAGTGATCGAGTTGGAAGCGGTAGAGGTCAAGACGCCCGGCGGCGCGGTGGACCTGGACGCCGTAGACGATCCCGAGCTGCCCGATGCGGATCGGGTGATCCTCTTGCACGATGCGGGCGCGTCCGATACCGCCATTGCCGGGCGTCTCTGGCATCCAACGACCTACTACATCCAAAAGGTGCGCGGCATCTTGGCTGATCGTGTTGTTGTTGTCGTTCCCGATGACGACAACACAGCGAGCGACGGCGGGCCGGTGTTCGTTCACGACAACAACAACAGCGAGGGTGACGAATGAGCAAGGGCAGCGCACGCGCTCACGCAAAGATCGACGCAAAGAGAGGCAAGGCACAAAGAGCACGCGGGCGGCTATCCTATGGCGGCAACGTGGCGGCGTCAAGTTGGACAGAGCAGGAACTAGAGGCGCTGGCCTGGGTGATCGCCACACTGCGGGGCAAGGAGAAACGCACGGTCAAAGTTACCCACGTGTGCGCCGCCTGCGGAGAACGGGCAGAGATCGAGGTCGAGGTCAAGTTGGACGATTTGAGCAGCGCGGCGGCCTACCTGGAGCACGTCCAGAGCAAGATCGGCGCGGGCGGTGCTAGTCTATGGTTTGGAGGGAGGTGATCTAGATGCAACGGTTTGGTTTCGCAGTGTCCGAGCTGGCCCAAGTGTTGTGGGCCTGGGTGATGGGTGAGGGCGATCTATTCGGATTGCTCGATGCGTGGTATGAGGTTGTGAGCGGAAAGGTGGTCACAGAGTAGGAAGGAGGCAGGCCACACGAGAGCTGTAATCCCGTGTGGCCCTGGGTGACGCAACTGTGACGCGGCGTCATATCGAGTATATCACTTCTGAAAGGAAGGCACAAGCGATGGAACAGATCAAGGTTTTGGTGGGATCGGTGCAGAGTGGATCAAGTGGGACGGTCACACGTGACACGACCCGCGAGGTGGTTTTCCAGGGTGAAAAGCTGGGCGACTATCACGAGCCGGGGATCGGGCGCGATGGAAACCCGACAGACACACGCGGCACGGTAGAGACCCTATATCGTGCTGAAGATGGGCGGCTGATCGTGCACGTGCGCGACTGGTCGCACTGGCAAGGCGAGCCTACCGTCTACAGCTTGCACGAGGTCACAGAAGCGGATCTGCAGGGCGATGGGCGCTTTGCTGCGCTGGGCCGCGAGTGCGGCTATGGTCGACCGTTGACGCTCGACGAGGCACTGGCCCAAGAGGCCGAGCGAGGGGTCACGGTAGAGCGCATGGTAGACGGCGAACTTGTGCGGTCTACCTATCGTCCAAAAGACGGCGAGCCCCTGACCCTGGGGCAGCCCAGCGACGACAACCCCCGTTGCTGGAATTGCGGCAAACCCTTGCCCGAGAGCGCGAGCCCTTACAGTGTGCAAGAAGGCGATGCTATCTTCCCGCGCTTTCTTTGCGAGGATTGCGCGGGGGCCTACCAAGAGACCGACGACTAGCACGGCTTGACTATCGACTTTGCGTCCCCGACCGTGGCAATGGGGCCGGGGGCGCAAGGTGGGCAGTGGAGCGAACCAACGAAAGGCGGAATGATGACCATACAATGTGCGATCTATGCGAGAGTTTCAAACGAGCGTAACCAGGGGGACAATTCAAGCCTGGATGCTCAGACCAGGCGCGGGCGCGAGTATGCCCACGAGCACGGCTGGCACGTCGTCACAGAAGCGCGCGAGATGTTCAGTGGTAAAGAGGATATGCTGATCGGGCGCGCGGAGTGGGGCCGGATCATGGGCCTGGCGGAGCAGGGACAGATCAGCAGGATCGTGGTAGATCACTCTGACCGCCTAGGGCGCGGAGAGGGCCTAAGCCGGGCGCTGTCTATGGCTGCCCTATTCGGCTGCACCATCGTCTTTCTCAAAAGGACAATGGGCACTGTAGAGATAGAGGATGACGGTAGCGGGGATGGGTGGATTGACTGGGACGACAAAGATGCCACAAAACCGATTCAGCGAGCAGCAGCCACGTTCGTTGACGTGGCCTCTTCCGGTGCAGAGCTGCACAATATCACACGGCGTATGGCGGGCGGTAAGTGCGAACGGGCGCGCAGTGGGCACGTTGTAGCATCCCCTCAACGGCCATATGGGTATCAGATCGTCTCGGATTACGATGACCGGGGCCGCAAAGTCTCGTGCAATTTCGAGATCGATGAAGAAGAAGCGGAGCACGTCCGACAGATTTTCGAGTGGGCCGTCTATGACAATCTGTCCACTTACAGGATCGCCCAAAAGCTCACAGAGATGAGGGTGCTTACCCAGCGGGCCAAAGATCCAAGGTATTCTAAAGACGTAAAGCCGCACCAGTGGCAAAGAAGCACCGTTCGGCAAATCCTGAGAAATGAGACCTACGCGGGGACGTGGCACTATAGGAAATTCAGAACCAAGCGAATCGCAACGGGGCCGGGCAAAGTCCACAAGCGGGCGCAAGAGAGACCGCGAGATGACCCGAAAAGGATAGCGGTTACCTGTCCGCCTATCGTCTCACGTGAACTATGGAAAGCCGCACAGGAGAGCTTGAAAGCTCGATCTAACGGTGGGCGGACTCCATCCCGGCAATATCTGCTGAGGGGGATCATTGCGTGCGGGCAGTGTGGTCACAATATGACGGGAAGCGTCTCCCGAAGCAAGAATACTGCTCACGGGTATTATCGGTGTCGGTGGCGCAAGGCCGAGGTGTATGATCAAGGCTGCCCTTCCAGTGGCGGGCTTAGGCACGAGCACGCCGATGCTATGGTTTGGGAGTACATCATAGAGATGTTGCAGGACGGGGACGACATCCGGCGACAATTGGAGCGACAAAGGCAGGAAGCAGAGAGAGCTAACCACGCCCTGGCCTTGAGCATTGCCGCCTTGGACGCGCAAACCGACAAGGACCGGGGCCGGTTGGAACGTCTACTTGATCTGTATGAAGCTGGCGGGTTGAGTATAGAGCAGTACAAAGACCGCACGGACAAGATCAAGGCAGGGATTCAGAAGAGAGAGCAAGAGCGGGCTGATCTTGAATCGCGGATGACGGCGGCGGGCGCGTTCTCTGAGGCAGACATAGCAGACTTTGAGCGAATGCGAAAACGGGCGCTTGTGGCTGTGGAGCACGCAACCTTTGAGGAAAAACGCCAGTTGTTGGCTATGCTGTCCGTCAAGTGCATTTGGAACGGTCAAACGAAAGAGCTAGCGGTGACGGGTGCTTTTGGCGGTGGTAAACTGCACGTGGTATCCAGAAGTCAAGTGCGGTTTGCAATTCCATTCGCTACCGTCCTAACCCTTCCTGCTCGACTGGATTCTACCACAGAGCGCACAAACCGCAAGGAGGCAGCGTGATCACAGCGACACTTACCCCACGCGCGGACCTAGTATCATCCTTCCTACTCGCGCAAGCCGGACAGGCAGCGAACCGGGCAGCAGCGCGGCACGTGTTCACAGAGTACCAGGATGGCCGACCGGTATCGACGCTCAGAGCGCAACGGGCCGCGCTTGATCTGTTTTCGTCCTACCTGGCCGATGTACCCCACGTCCAGATCGGCGACTTGTTCAGTGATCCGCAAGGCTGGGCCGGTGTGACCTGGGGACTCGTGGCCGGTTTCCGCAAGTGGCAGCTTGGGCGCGGTGACGCTGTACGTTCGATCAATGCGCGACTGTCTCACGTGCGGGTGTATGCACGTCTCGCGATGACTGCCGGCGTGTTGGAACCGGACGAATATACCAGGATTCAGACCGTCCAAGGCTACAAGCAAGGCGACGCCGAAAACATCGATGCCAAACGCCGCGCGGCTGGGCTGGGCATTCGACGCGGGCACAAGAAAGCGGAACACGTCCGCATATCAGAGCAGGACGCCGAACGGCTGAGAACCGAACACGCCAATGATCCGCAAGGACGCCGCGACCGGCTGATTATGTGCCTGCTTTGCGAATGGGGGCCGCGCGTCTCGGAGCTGGCCGATCTGACCGTCTCAGATGTGGACCTGGACGCGGGCACACTGCACCTATACAGGCGCAAAGTGAAGGGAACCGACCAGGAGCAAGCCAACCTGGATCTGACGACCAGTCCCGCCACACTGGACGCATTGTCGGCCTACGGCGGGCCGACCGAGGGCGCGTTGCTCGTGGGATCGACGCGGCGCGGTGCGCTGACGAACGAGGGAATGAGTACGCGCGCGATCCGGGCACGGGTGCGGACCGTTGGACGGCGGGTGCTGGGAGTGGACAACTTGACGCCGCACGACCTGCGCCACTATGCCGCGACCGAGTTGGGACACATCCTCAGCACCAGGCAGCTTATGGACATCTTTGGGTGGTCCAGTCCAGCGATGGCCGTCCGCTACCAGGAGAGCGCGCGGCGCATCGGGCGGACGCGTAACGTCCAAGGCTTGACATAAACAACCTTAAATTTCCTGGCTACCCTTGCTTGCTAACCATAAAGGTGGTATAGTAGGCTGTAATCAGAACTGAATACAGCGCCACTGTGCGCGACCGGACGATTTTAGCCGGGCAGATAATCTGAAACCACTGTGCGCTTTGGGCACACTCAGCCGGGCCGCAGGACACTGCACCCACTGAAACACTCAGCACACACAGCCGAGCAGCATTATCCTGACACCACTAGACGTATCGGCACATACAGCCGGCGGGAGGAGGTATCCCATATCGGGATTCCCCCTTTCGGCGGCTGTTTTTTTTTGGGACTCCGGGAGGTGTCATGGAAACCAAGTCACATCAAGAGCGGGCCTATCCAGGCAGCATCAGCTTACCGGGCGCGGTGTGGGACCGACTGCGAGAGCAGGCACGAATTGAGCGCGAGCCTGTTAGTGGGATCGTCAAGCGTGCGATCCTCAAGGAATTGGCACAACCGACGAAGCCCGTGATCAGGGAGGCAGCGTGACAATAGTCCTTCTTCCATTGCCATGCTCGATGCCCGAATCAGAGCGCAGAGCGCGCGTAGATCGCGCCTATGATCTGCTATGGCGCATCTATGACCGTATACAAAAGAAAACCGACGATGGGGACAGCCTTGGCAGGGACGCCCCATCGTCGGCGGGTGAAACTGCCCAAGTCAGAGACCGGGGCAGCTCACAGAGAGTGTAACACGATGGTAGACAAAACGCAAGCCGCCCGTGAGGGAGGCACGGGCGGCCAATGTGGGACGGCGGGCAGGAGTCTAACCCAACCATCTAGGGACAGTATACACCAAGACGCGGCGGGTTGTCAAGGTTGGGAGCGCACGCTATGACTCAGAGCGTCCCCCTACCATATGACGCGGCGGCGGAGTCCGCCGTGTTGGGATCTTGCCTGATCGACCCGGACGCGATCTCGAAGGTGGACTGGCTGCGACCAACTGACTTTCACGTCGTCTCAAACCAGATCGTCTTTCGGGCTATGATGGAGCTGGCCCAAGCGGGCACGCCGCTCGATATGGTCACGGTCTGCAATCGGATCGGTGGGGACGAATTGCGCGAGATCGGCGGAGCGGCGTACCTCTCGCGGCTGATCACGGACACGCCGACCTCGTTTCGGATCGTTCACTATGCACGCATCGTCCGCCGATGTGCGGATCGCCGACGGTTGCGGATGGAGCTACAAAAGGGGCTGGCCGACCTCGTCAACGGGCAATGGGACGACCTGGAAGGCGGCCAGATCCGCGACGGCCTGATCGCTTCCCTACAAGAGGCGATTGAGACCTCGTCAACCGACTGGACGATCCATACCCTGGCCGATGCATACAAGGAGCAAGACCCGGTCCAGTATGCCATTGCTCCCTTGTTCGAGCTGCCCAGCCTCTCGATCCTGTACGGATCGCCGGGCACGCTCAAGACAATGCTCTTGTCCGAAGCTGGCCTTTGTGTGGCTGCCGGCCTTTCCTGGCTTGATCCACTGCCCGGTCAGAGCGGCGCTACAGCCTTCCAGACCCGGCAATGCCCCGTCTTGTGGATCGACCTGGACAACGGCGCGCGGCGAATGCACGAGCGGATCGCGGCAATGGGCCGGGCGCGCGGCCTGGGTGCGGATGTGCCGTTTCACTACACCAGTATGCCGGACCCCTGGCTTGATCTCAGCGACCCCCGATCCGTGGGTGCGATGGTCGAGCGCATCGGGCAATTGGGCGCGCAGTTGGTGGCAATTGACAACCTGCGCGTGGTCTCCGGTGACGCGGATGAGAACGCCGCCGATATGAGCCACGTTATGAGCAACGCACGGAGAATTGCCGAAGAGACCGGGGCGGCAATCGTCTTGATCCACCATCAGAGAAAGGCGACCGGCTTTAAGGGCCGCGACGGTGAAACCCTGCGCGGGCACTCGTCGATTGAGGCGGCAATCGACTTGGCCCTACTCGTCGAGCGCGATGATCGCGCGGACATCGTCACGGTACGGAGCACCAAAACGCGCGGCGTGGATGTGCCGCCTTTCGGGGCGATGTGGACCTACACGCACAAAAACGGCACCGAGGAACTACAGACCGGGCAGTTTTTCGGTGTGCCTGTCGAGGACAAAAAGAGCACGCGGGCCATAGATCGGGCCATTGTCGAGGCGCTAGAGGTCGAGGGGACGCTGAACAAAAGCAGTCTCACGGCAGCGGCAAAAGAGGCGCTTGACGTGGGTACGAATGCCATTCGCGCGCGGATTGATTACCTCGTCTCTCAAGACCGGCTGACGGAGAAAACCGGAAAACGAACGGAGAAACTATACACCCTTTCCGGTGGGGACTTCTAGACTTATGACTTACCCCCTTAAAGGGGGGGTAAGTCATAAGTCTCGCAAGAGTTGGGCCTGTAGAATTCTGAGACTTACTGTAAGCCTGGGAATTCTGGAAGTCTGAGGCACGGCGGCGACCCCGCCCAGCGGCCTGCTGGGCCTGTAGAGTAGGATAAAAAGGGCGTCCAGGTAGACAATAACACGCTTCCGATAATTTAAGATTATCGGTAGAGACGCAGAGTGTATCGTTATGACAAACGCAAACCCAAGCCCAGCAACACGTTTCAAGCCGGGTGAACCGACCAACCTAAGGGCCGGCGGCGTCGCACAGGCGATCAAAGACCTGGCGGCGGGCCATCCCTTGCGTGGGGCCTTGGCAGAGCTGCAATACCGCTTTGAACAGGACATAGCAACCCACGAGGGCAGGCTAGAGACAGAGAAACACTTGGTTGCTACACTCCTTGCGATTGTCGAGGGCCTGCGGTGCGTGGTCCAGGATGCACTTGAGCGCAACGAACCGGCGCGGGCGGCGTCCTATGCGTCCAACCTGGGCACGCTGGCGTCAAAAGCTGGCGTCGAGCTGCGCGCATACGCTGCAATGTTGGACGAAAAAGACGCCGCGATCTTGGATTATGATGCTCTGGTCGAGGAATTGAGGCAATGATCCCGATCACAAAATGGGCCGGATCGCGTCTCGGGTACTATGTAGATCGCACGTGGGACGGCGGAAAGTGGGTGAAAGGCTGGGCACCGATCCGCCTGGCACCGTACCACGCCGCGATCCTAGAGCACATCTTCACGCCGCATAATGGCGCGTATCGTTATGATACGGTCTGCTGGGCCGAACCGGCGAAAAGCGGCAAGAGTGCGATTGCTGGGCTTGTCGCTCAGTACGCGGGCCTGCACATCGGGCAGAATAGCGCGATCATTCTCGCAAGCAACAAGCAGTCACAGGCGCAAAGCATTATGTTCCGTTCGCTGACTGACTCTGTGACCCACAATCCCTATCTGCGCATAGAGCCGAACCGCTACGAGCTGACATTCCCCACGACCGGCAACACGGTTTCAGCGATCCCAAGCAACAGCGCGGGCGCGGCTGGGCAAAGGTTCGTGCTCTGTTGCTTTGATGAGCTTTGGGCATACGTCTACCAGGACAGCGAGCGGCTATGGGCCGAACACAAAGCCGATCCCACGCGTGATCTATCGCTCAAGTTTGCCTGTGGCTATGCGGGCTATGATCAGGAATCGGCCTTGTGGCAAGGTCTGCTTGAGGATGGCATCAAGGGCGATCCGATCCCTGAGTTGGAACACATCCAGAACGAGGGCGGCGATCCGGCGTGCTTTGCCAAGGGCAGGCAGTTTACCTTTTGGTCGCACGTATGCCGCCAAGGTTGGCAAACGCCCGAATGGTTGGACGCCCAGCGCGCAAGCTTGCGACCTGCTGAGTATGCCCGGATGATCGAATGCCGCTTTGCTCAAGGGATCGGGAACTTCTGCGATCCTGAGGTTTGGGCCGCGTGCATCGATCCCGATCACCGTCCGCTTGAACCGGGCAGCCCACAGGCGGTGCACGTGGGGCTTGACCTGGCGGTGTCTGCTGATGGCGATGACGCCGCGCTCTGTGGCGTCTACCACGAGAAGGGGCGCGTCAAGCTGGCCTTTCACAAGCTATGGAAGGGCCGTGATCGTTCGTCCAAGTTGCAATTGGGGCAGACAGTCAAACCCTACTTGCTGCAACTGGCGCGTGACTATCGCGTGCAAGCCGTCTATGCCGATCCGTGGCAGGCGCATCTATTGCTTGAAGAGCTGCGCAACGCGGGCCTGATCTGCGTCGAGATTCCGCAAAACCACGCGTCAAGAGGTCCGCGAGACACGCAATTGCTTGAGCTGGTCAACACGGGCGCGCTCTGTCTGTACGATCATCCCGAGGTGAGATCGGCGGCAAGTGGGGCCGTGGTCAAGGAACTTGGAAACGGTATGATCTTCTTGGGCAAACGTTCCAGACTCAAGATCGATCTTTTGGTCAGTTTGGCCAACTGCGCGAGCGAGGCACGTTACCGGCGCGGTTGGGTACTCGCATAGTAGGAGGATAGAATGAGGTTATCAGAGAGATTACAGGCAATGAAAGACGAGCTGCGCGGCCTTACGGGTGGCTTTGGGACTGGTCACAGGATGGCGCGCAGTCACGAGCAGGCAGAGATCGACCGGCTGTCCGACGAGTTGACGTGGTTTTCAGAGCGCAGAGCGGCCTTACTGGCGCTTGTGACTGATCGCGGCGGAGTGGCGAGAACCTACAATGTGCGCACGGGCGCGGCAACTTTCGTCTCGGACCGGCTGAGTGTGGATGACATCCTACAGGGGCTTGAGCAGTCCTATGGCGAGCAGCCCGCCGTGTTTTTGCAGTGTTTGCGCGCGGCACTGCTCAAAGGTGGGTACATTCCAGAGGAAAACCGCGAGCGGGCAGAGGCGCTTGATCTGGTCTATCACGTGCCCCAAGAGCAGCGGGCGCGCTGGAATTTCCCAGCAAAAGGACGGATGCAAAAATGGTGGTGAACACGATCCCGACTGTTGAGGAGATCAGAGCGCGCTTAGCGGCAGAAAACCCGATGCTGGCCGATGACACGCTTGATGACCAGGCGGCGCGGCGCTGGCGCCTGGCCTGGCACAATGCCCAAGTGGATCGGCTTTGCGAGCTGTCCACCGATCCCGACCGGGCGCGCTCCCTTGTGCGCTGGATAGACGACGGTCAGAGCCTGCGCGGGCAGCTTGCGCAATTCAAGGCGATCCTGATCGGCAATTCCCTGCTGACCATAGAGCAGGCGCGCGCGTTCGCAGATGAACCGGACGCCGCCAAGATGCACTACCCGGCGACGGCCAACAAGATGATCGTCCCATCGGAGAGCAACAAATGATCGAGTACAAAAGCGCGGGTTTCGCGGGCCTGGCCAATGAGGGCGGCGG